CCAACAGAAATATCAAGCTCGTCCATTACTTTAGCGCCGGACTCATCTTTAATAGACCCAGCTACGGTCACTTTCTTTCCTGTCATTGTGTGGGGTTCTGCGTAAACAGAAGCCGGACCGACTTCTTTACCGTCCCGTTTCATACTGTATTTAGCCATGATTAACGTCCTCTTCCTGCGCTCTTGCGCATCATTCCTTGATTAGCTACACGAGCCATATTGCGACCCATAGCTTTCAAGCTTTCGTTAGTAACGGTTTTGGCTCCTTTGCCTTTACCGCCATGCTGAATACCTACAGATGGGCCAGAATCACCAAGGTTTTTACCTTTGGTTTTGCCCTGCTTAGTTACACCGTCAGCGCCTTTTTTAAACATGTTTTTCTCCTAAGTTGTTGTTACCGTAACTGTACCCAAAACTACACCAGAAACCAAGTCATTTGGCGTTTGAGGCCAGTTTGACCCACCCCCAACGGGGTTCCATCCCCACTGGAAAACCCTACTACCCATCGTCGGATCACCAAACCCATCTAGCGTTGACCCCGCGTTCTGGTTTAACTGCAGCCCCGTATAGCCACCCTGATAGTAAGTATTGTCCGGTCTTGGGTTACGCAACGCTTGCGGGTCTTCCACAGGGTACATACCTAACTGCAACTGTGGGTGATCTGGATCCCAGCACGTAGGACAAACACGTATCTGATATGGCTTGGTCTTAATAATCTCCGTTTTTAAAACTTTAAGCGGATAGCGAAAATTGCAGCGGTCGCACTGCGAAATCGCATACTTACCCGAAGCAAATCTATTTGGCACACACTATCCCTTACGTAATAAACATTCTGCGTGGCACAAAGCGCACCGCCGCTTTTTCACGATCTTCATCTGCGGCGAACTGCCAAGCCTCGTCGTACTGAGCTTTTAGCATGGCAATACGTTGCTGAGCTTCTGGTAGCTTGACCGACAGGTAATACGCCAACCCTGCAATCATGCAGGGCAAGAAACGGAACGGAATGTCCATTGTATTAACGCCGTTACCAGCGTCATGAATTCTCCGCAACCGCCAGTACACAAAAGTGTAGTAGGGGTTTTGTTGCGTCCCTTGGTCTGGGGTAGGCCACACCACTATCTTAGGGTAATCAACACCCACAGGCGGGGTTGTTGTGCTTGTACCATCGTAGTCTGCACCAGACTGACGATTTACCCACACCTGAATAGGCCGCGCCTGTTGTAGCTTGTTTGGGATGGTTGCGTAGGTGGACACGCTGATGCGTGTGATGGTTAAGTCGGCTTGGTTGTTCTGCACCCCAGGGTTTGTACGGATCACATGCTCAAGCAAGTCCACAGTATCTATCGGTAAGTTATACGTATTTACGCCTTGCTCTAAAGCAATCTGCCCCTGCTCAACCGTCCATAGGTTAATACCGCGGTTTGCCCAATCAGCAAACAGCAGGTTGAGGCTGCGACGCGCAGTCTTTAAATCGTAACCAGAACGTAGCTCTGAGCCACAACGCTCAAAAGCTTCCTCAACTATTTCAGTTAAGTCTAGGTTAAAGGTTGCATTTGCGACGACAGTCATTATTTAACCTTTCGGAAGGACTTTACCTTTTGCTTTACCTTTGGAGGCTGTGGCACAAACTGCTTTCCTTGGGCTTTTCCGGCTCGCTTTGCTCGAGTTGTTGCTGCGTACTCGGCGGGGCTTAGAGCCTGTATTGCCTTTTTTGGCAGGTACCGCTCTCCGGTTTCGGACGACTTCTTGCCGGACTTCGTTGTCCACTCTTGCTTCGTCCATGCCTTGAGGCTGCGCTGGGGTTTTGCTAGTGCCATTAAAAAGTCTCCAAAGCCACGAAAACATTATTTCTTTAGCTTCGACAAAGTCTGAGCTAACCTCGCACGTTGACCCATTTTGCCGGGAGCTTTAGCTGCTGTAGCCAGTTTCTTGGCAGGGATTTTTTCACCAGCTTTAACCCCCATAGCGCTACGTAATGCGCCAGGTTTTTTAATCGCCTTCTGTATCCATTTTTCAGCCACGATAACCTCCGCCTTTTTCTTTGTACTTCTTAGCCAACAATTGCGCTTTTCTTGCAGACCATTGACCGGCCGCAGTGCCTTGGGTTGCCGAGTTTTTAATGCTCTCAAATAAAGACTTGCGCATACTAGGATTAGTGTAATTGCCCGCTTGATTAACCTTGGACTTTACTGCGCCGCCTTCGGCATACAAATCAACATCTTGGGGCTTGTCCTTGCGGTGTATTACTTTCTTTCCGGGCATTTTAGAGGGCATTATTGCCCCCATTCCACGAGATGCTCTCATATCATTCTGCCTTTCGTCTTGCCTTTAATGGCGCAACCATCTGCACGCTTTGAGGCTGATGACACGGTGCCGCCTTTTCTATAAGTTGGCTTCTTCATACGCCCGCCCATCATGCCTTTTTCCAAATCACCAGCACCGCTCCCAAATACGCTTTTACCTTCAGTTACAAAACGCTTAGCTAAATTGCGGGCATCAGCCGCCTTTTGCTTAGCTTCTGCGTCTTGGACTTTTTCAGCGTTCATCTTCCGTAAAACACGGAAGGCTTCGCGCTCAGTCTGAAAAGGGTCGGCGGTGTATTCGTCCATTTAGCAGCTTCCGCCACCCATCATTTTGACCATTTTGCCTTTGGTGTGGCCTTTCATTACGCAACCATCGGCACGGGTTACACCGCCCTTAGCCATTTTGTGCATTTTCTTTTCATGCCCTTTGACAGCAGCCGAAGCTACTTTTTTCATCATTGGCATGTCTTTGCTCATATCTGAATGTTTCATGCTAGACCTTTCTGAATAAGTAAATCAATTTTGCCTTCAAGCTTGTTAAACCTTGCATCAATGTGCTCCATAACTTTGTCAATTTCTGCTTGAGTGACGTTATCACGTGCCACCTCCTCACGAGTTTTGTTTACCAAAATGCTAATGCGCTGAAGTTCAGCAGCTTTTTCCTTAGCCCAAAATCCTACGATGCCCATAACGATAGATAGTCCTAGGTTCCAAAACCATAAATAAATACTGTCGCTCATACCATCCGACCTTTAGTCTTGCCTTTAATAGCGCACCCATCGGCACGTTTGGAAGCGGAGGATACTTTACCGCCACGTTTGTAGCTACTTTCGCTTTCTGCCTCTTTATCTTCCAAAGATGATTTACCTGCGGCGCCAGCAAAACCTGAACCTAAAGCAACAGCCCCGGCTTTTTCCATGTCTCTAATGACGGCTTCCGGACCACTGTTTTTTTGCGCTTTCTCAAGGGCTTTAAAGCTTTTAGACTGCGTATAGCGAGGTATTTCGTCTGCTTCTTTTGCAGCCTGTTTACCCATTTTTTTAGCAGCCATTTTTGCTGCCATACGAGCGGCTAAACCTAACATTAAATTATCCTGCCTTTCGTCTTACCCCTAACTTCGCAGCCTCCACCACGGACAGAACCGCCTTCTTTGCAGTTCCAAGCCCGTAAAGACTTATTAATCCGTGAGTTCGGATCATTGGCGGTTTTGGCTGAAGTTAACTTCTTTTTCATACCCTTCATGCGGGCGCAGAACGAATCCCGGCGAGCGCCGCCTTCTGGCTGAGGCCTTTTCAGGCCTGGTTTGCCAGGGTTAGCAGCATTGTAGGAAGCCCTGCCCTTGGCGTTTAGACCGCCTTCGGGGTTCTTGCCTTCTTTGCGAGTCCATGCAGGAGACTTAGCCATAGAACACCGTCGCAGTCACAGAAGAGCCACAACCCACAAAAATACCATTCGGGCAATAAATGCCTTCGCCTGGAATCAAAATAGGTAGTCCAACTGTACTAAATGTATCAATTTCTAAAGCAATACTGCTATATGCTGTGACATTTCCGCTTGTTGTTGTGGTTGGAGCGTCTGCACAAGTAAAAGTGTTATCACCTGTTACTGTAACTTCATATACGCCATCACGTCCAGTACCAGACGTAAAGTCTAAAAATACCCGCTGCCCAGTAACAAAACCATGGTTAACAATAGTCACAGTAATGGTAGCGCTAGGGCTAGTACGGGAGTATGTACCAGACTCTTGAACGCTAGGGTCACATATAGCGGTCTGTCTTGAAGATGAAGTTCCGCTAGTTACCGTAATAGACTTTAACCTTACAGGAATTTGCGTTACAAGCAATCCCGTACCTGCGGCACGGGCGGATTTGACGTCATATTGCATCATGGCCTATTCCTATCCGTAAAAAACAGTCATAGTTACGGTTGTGGAGGGCAACAAGCAAAATAACCCTTCTGTCGCAAGGATGCCTTCACCTGGAATTAACGTATAAAACGCTGTTCCTGTTGAGCAATCTAATTCGGTCAGAATCTTAGGATACATGGTTACGTTGCCACTAGTCGTTAAGGTTGCTGTGGTTACAGTAAATGTATTGGTTGTTACATTTGCCACCACATAACTGTCGTCTACCGCCGTACCACTAGTAAAATTCAACCCAACTATGTCTCCATCAGACAAGCCATGATTAGCAATAGTCACTGTACAGGTTGTTGAGCCTGGAATATCGTACGTTCCCGTCAAAGCCCCAGCCGTATCAACTATACAGGAGTTAAAAGTCGTAGACGTGCTAGGAGATATAACTATCCCTTTTAAGCGTGTACGATCCCCATACGCAAGCGATGACGCTGTTGCATGGTACGACTTTACGTCATATTGCATAGCCATGTGGCCTCCTATTAGACGTTTTCTGCGCCAGTATCAGCTACGTAATAGATTATGTCGCCAGAAACAACACCAGCAATAGCGTTAGCAGCGCCTTGGGTATTAGTTACAACAACTAAGTTAGTTGCGTTAGCTACGTTACCCAAAGAATCTCCTCCGCCTGTACCACCAACAGTAAATACTGTACGTGCAGAAACGTTACCAGCAGAAACAAAAGCGGCTGGTACGTTTGTACCAAGAGTAGGAGTTTGTGCTGGACCAACACCAATTAATGGGGTAAACCCTACGTTAGCAGTGGCATTACCGCCGCCACCACTAGAAACAATAACTTCGGTAACAACTGCGCCAGCAGGCAGAATCAACGCTGGAGCGCCAGTAGCTGAAGAAGTTACTACGTTTGAAGTTGCTGCGGTGTTTGCGATGTAAAACTGTGCTGCCATAACCATGGAGCCAGCATATGCTGTACGTGTTTGATCTCCACCAGTGGAGCGCCATACGGCTGAGGTAGTTGCTAATGCCATAATAAATTGTCCTTCATACAAAGTTCAGCCTATCAATCGTGTATGCGTCCGCTGGGGCGGTTTGATAAGCGATTCACCCAGATAAACGAATCTTACTCCATATAACATAAAAAGCAAGCGTTGGGCTGAAAATTTGGTAGTTACTTCACGCGGTTATGAAAGCAGAAAAATACACCGCTTACTACATCCTTTTACGTCTGCTTAACCAGCCCAACAAAAAGGGGGCACATGGCCCCCTGTACAACTTAAGCTCCGGGTGAACCGAACATACCGAGAGGATCGGACCAGCCGAACGAATAACGCTCACGAGCCTTATAACGTACGTTACCGGTGTCGAAATCACCATCCATCGAGTTGCTTAAAGGCATACGCTCAAAATGCTTCATGCCGTTAGGAACGTCGGTGGTCAAGAACCATGCATTTGGATCAGTCAGATAGTGGTTAATTGCGTAACCTTCTGGGATTGAGCCATTGTTCTTCAATGCGTTGATGTCGTTGTCGTTGGTACCAACACGAAGGTTAGTCTCAAGTAAACGGGTTGCAACGAACTGAAGTTGTGGAGGAATAATCAGCTTACGGGGCATTGCTGCGATGAGCAATCCGCGCTCGTCTGTCCACAAGCTAATCTGAATAACTGCGTTTTCCAACGAAGTTTCATTCAAGTCAGCGCCAGTGGTAGGACGGTTGCTGTTAACACCACCAGAAACCAAAGGATGCTGAGTAGAAAACAGAGGTACACCGTCGCCGCCGTAATACTGGCTGGAGTTGGTAAAGCCGTTGTTCAATACAGAAGCAGCTTTAACTTGCTTGGTATAAGCCATGGCACGAGCCAATGCTTTGGTATAACGACCAGAAAGGCTGTCATACAAGTTATCTTCAATCGCCTCTTCGGTGATCGAGAAACCTAAAGCGATGGTTTCATGGTTATAGCGCGCTGTGAAAGCTTCTTGCGCATTGTCATAAGCAATTGCGCTGCCCTCGTTCTTGACGGGAGCGGCACTGAAGCCAGACAACTTGGTTTCTTCTTCGAAGCTACGCTCTGATTTCTCAGTTTCGTAGATCTCTTTGTGCTCTTCGCCGTAACGCTTGTACTCTAAACCGAACAAGGCATTGAGGCCGGGGAGCAACTCTTTTAGTAGTTGTGCACGAGAAATAGCCATTTTTTAAGCTCCTTATGCTGTGTAATCCAGTGCAGCAGCACGGAGGATTTGTGGGTTATTCAACTTCACAACAACTTCAGTGAAGGCATTTGCACCAGTCGCAGTTGCAGGAACTACTTCAACTACACGAACTGGCAGTGCAGCAGCATTACCTTGTGCGTTAGTTGCGTACACAGATACAGCGGAGTCACCAGTTATGGTGCTACCAGTACCTTGACGTACAGACATGTTGGTACCAATGATGCTTTGATTAACGGTAGTTACAGTAGCGTTGCCGCTGAAAGTTACTGCCGTTTTGAAAGCAGCCATAGGATCATCAACTACGTAAGCAACAGCACTAGAAGCAGCGGCGTTGCCTGGATAGTATTGAGCCTGAACGGTTTGACCTTGGCTGTTAACGTACTGAACACCCATAAACACACCATAAGTGTTGTTTGCGGCTGCGGTTGTAGAGTCAACAGTTACAGTTGATTTTTCAATTGTGCCACCTGCGGCTACACGAACAATATCCCCGTTAAAAATCGCAGTGTTATAAGTACTAGCGATTGGCAATTGACGGGTTGCACCAGCGTAGGGTTTGCCATCCACGCTGTTGATTGGTACTAAGCCATAGGGAGCAGAAACGGTTGGATAAGCCATTTAAATCTCCTAATTAAGAATTACCATTACCAAACCCGCGTCCTCTGGTTGTTGTGCTCTTTCGATCAGCAAACAAAGGCATACGAGCGTCGTTGTTTTTCAAAAAGCTGTTGTCCACGGACTCCATTTGTTTTTGAGCTTTGTCATCAAAATAGCGTCTACGGGCTTCAGCCAGTTCTTTAGGTTTCTTGCACAAGAGCAAGCCACCAATTTCTACGTTCCCATCCTTATTGCCGTTGATCTGGAGTTCAGGATAGTCTTCTGCCTTACACGGTACCCACTTATCGCGGAACTTTTGAGACACGTTTGTGGCGTTGTCTTGTCCAGCAATCGAAGTTGCTACCCAGTGAAAGTCGTAATCTGGGTCCGGGTTAGGTTCAGGCAAAGTACTAGGTGGACGATATTCGTACCTAGGGGTGTTATTTTCGCGTGTTTCTTGTTCACGGGTTGCGCGGTTATTAGCCATTTTGAGCCTCCAATTTTAAAATTTCCTGTGCATATTGTTTGTGGGATAAACCATACTTCTCCGCCAAGCGAGCTTGGGTCGTAGTGAGTTTGATTACTTTCTTGGCACCCGATGAACGGGTGGCAGGAGCCACAACATTCGCAGGTTTTTTAGTCGGCTCAGCCTTAACCGTCTCAGTTCCGCCCAACATCTCCGGGAAGACCTGTTTTAAGCGAGCATCTACGCGCTCGAAGTATTCATCTGAGCGGGGATCAACCCCGGTAGCCACTAGTTTTTGGTGCAGCCCTAGAGCAAAGGCCGTCATTTCTTCGTACCCCGGAGTTCCAAACCACTGGTTTTTTGCTTGCCAGCGCAAGGTTTTATCATCAAGTTTGGGGGCTTCGGGAGCCGTTTGATACGTTTGTACATCATCTTGATTATTTTGTAAAGGGGTCGGCTTGAAATTTTTTGCACTCTCAAGCTTCATCTTTGCATCAGTCAACGCTTCTTGCGCTTCTAGCATCGCATCAGCATCGTAGGATTCTTGCGCTTCTTTAAACTTACGTCGCGCCATCTCCATCTCTGCTTCAGCTTTGGCTTGCAAAGTTTCTGCATAGGTAGCTTCGCCGGTCTTTACATACTCTTTAAGCCTACGATTCTCTTCCATGAACTGCTGAGCTAATCGCTCAAGTTCTTGCTTTTCGCGCTGCGCTGCTTCTTTAGCGCGACGTTCATCGTGCCGCGCATGTGTTAGTTCTTTGATACGAGCCTGCGCACCTTTGGTGTATGACTCAATCTCTTCATCCGTTGGGTCTTCGACATTTCTGTCCAAAGGCTTAGCGGTTCTGTCGCGGGGTGGGGTGTCGTCCTCAATCTCAATGGATACGTCACCTTCAGCATCGACATCAATTTCTATGTCATCTTCGGGTTTACCCTTAGATTCCGTCTCTTCAGTTTCATGCGGAAACTTAAACTCTTCTGTTTCATATTCAGCCATGTTTATCTCCTTTAAACGCGTTGTATGCCACGTGGGTCTTCGACCGTCGCTTCTACTTGGTCGTCATTAATCAAGCGAAATTCCTTGCCGTGAATCATGATTCTGGTACCCGTATACGGGCGAGTAATCACGAAATCGCCTTCTTTACACCACGCGCCTTCAGGAAACTTTTCAGGGTCTTTGTAGGCATCTGGTCCAAGCTTGACTACGAACAAGACCGGGGAAGTAATTTCCTCGATTTTTACCGTCTGGTCAGACTTAACAATCCCACTCTCGTAGGTATCGCCCGCGTCAACCAAGGCACACAGCAGTCGCCAACCTTTTGGGTCTGGTAGCGCTTTTGCCTTTTGCTCGGCTTGTTCATACTCATGATCCACTTCTGGGGCTTTAAATACGCCCGGCGGCAGGATTATTTCTTTTTCCGGAACTGCTATAGCTTCACTCATCGTTAGCCTTCTCTATGTTTTCAGCGAGGTCAAGTAGGTGACGCTCTGCATAGGCTAGACCTCGAATAACCCCGCAAAGCTCTTTATAGGCCGCATGGTCTGGGCATGCGCCCGTAGCCAAGTCGTCCGTAAAGTTGTTCATATCGGTGCGAATTTTGTTGCGCATCGCCTCGATAAAGTCCATAACAATTAAGTCCATTTACTACTCCTTCGTTGGTTTTTTAGTTTCTTGTAGTTTTGCTGCTCGGTTTTTAGCGTCTTCAATGACCTTGATCTGCGCGTTCATACCCGCAAGGCGCTCTTTAGACTGTATTTCTTGCTCTTTTAGCCTGATCTCGTCGGCCTTAGACGCCGCGTCCATCATGAGCTTCTTCTCCTTGATCTCAGTCTCTTTGTTCTTGCGTTGCTGGTCTTGCATCTGGAGTTGAAGCACTGGGTCTTGAGCGTTCTGTGCAGCTTGTTGCTGAGCCATCATGGCTTGAGACTGCGCCAGCACTTGCGGTGCGGCTTCTGCCATCATGCGGCTAAGTTCTCTCTCCATGTCCTCTGGCAACTCGTCTTCCTGATCTGGCAAGGCAAAGCCAAGAGCCTGCTGCA